TTATGTTAAACTCTTAATTTTATGCAAATAATTAGTTATATTTGCCCCGAATCAAAAAAGCGCTTTTAGATGTCTGTATTCTCAGCGGTCGCCCGCTTCTCAGCAGTAGACAAGTTCTCCTCCGTTTTAGCGAAAATGGAGGATAGAAACAAGCGCTTTGCTGCCAGCTCTAGCAACTCTTTTAAAAAAGTAGAAGAGAGCGCTAACAGGCTTAAAGGCACAGTTGGGGGATTAGCGGGACAGCTTAAGAGCCTTGTTGCCGTTGTCTCGATAGCCTCTCTAATGACGATGGGTTATCAAGCCATCACGGAGTACGATTCGGCTATAGCCTCGCTAAGTGCGGTTACGGGGGTAAGTGGTAAGGCTCTTGAAAATATGGAGACCCAAGTCCAAGCCATCGCCAAGACAACAAAAAAATCAAGTACAGACGTAGCCAAAGGATTTGAGATAGTAGGCTCTGCCATGTCTCAATATTTGAGCGACCCAAAGGCACTAGGCCAGATAACAGATGCAGGTATCTTGCTATCGAAGGCCTCTAAGATGCAGTTAGAACCTGCCTTGCAGAGCCTCACGGGGGCGATGAATCAGTTTAACCTAGGGGCGGAGGCAGCGGCAAAAACCGTCAACATTTTAACAGCGGGCGAAATCGTTGGTCAAGTATCTACAGAGAAGTCAGTAGAGGCGCTCTCTAAGTTTGGCGCAGTTGCTAACTCGATGAACACCACTCTGCCCGAGTCTATCGCACTTATACAGGTACTCGGTAAGAAGTTACCAACCGAAGAGATTGGAACGGCATCCCGTAATTTGTTGCTTTTTATGGACACCTCAAAAGGTGCTAGTGCAGAGGCACAAGCTGCCTTTGCTAGAAACGGCGTGAGTTTAGAGGTATTAAGCAATAAGACATTAAGTACAGCGGATAGGCTTCGGGAGCTCTCTAAGGTGCAGAATGATAGCGTGGCTATGTCGAAGATTTTCGGCAAAGAGAACATAACGGCAGGTAAAGTTATCTTCGATCAGTTAGATACCTATGAAAAATGGGTTGCCGAAATCGGTGCAACTGAGAAAGCACAAGAACAAGCAGCAAAGAATAGCGCCACCATCACCAATAAGGTGCAAGAACTTAAGAATGCCTTCGATAATGCAGTTGTCAGCGCCTTGAGTGGATCAGTTGGCATGCAGATGTTCTCGGGCGTTCTTACGTTTTTGGCAGATAACCTAGATATGGTTATAAGTTTAGTTGCGGGCTTAGCGGCTATAATTATACCCGCTTATACAGCATATAAGGCTATAACCTTAGCTACTTTGGCTTATAACTTCGCCCTTGCAGCACAGGCGATAATAGCAGGTAAAGGGGCACTAGCCTTGAAGGGTAATGTAGTTGCTTTAAAGGCATATGGTGCGATAACAAAAACAATGGTTGCTATTCAATGGGCTTTAAATGCGGCTATGACAGCCAATCCAATAGGGTTAATTCTAGCGGGCGTAGTGGCGGCGATAGCGGTTATAGCTGTTTTGGTTAAGTATTGGGATGATATTAAGGCTAAGTTTGTCGCAGCCCCAGCATGGATAAAAGGCTTAATGGTGCCATTTATATTACTATTATCCCCTATACTTATTATAGTTAACGCCATCAAAAAATTGATTAACTCGTGGGACACGATTAAGGCGGCGTTTTCGGATGGTGGATTCATAGCGGGGATTAAAGCGATTGGAAATGTACTGCTTTCAGCACTGATTGATCCTTTAGTTTTCTTTATGAAGCTATTAGCGAAGATACCAGGCATCGGAGGACTAATGGATCCACTCGTGGCGAAACTTGAAAACTTTCAAGTGGGTCTGGAAGCGGGGGCGACTCCTGCAACGGAGGCGGGCAAAGAGCCTGTTAATGTGCAGGCTACGCAAAACAAAACGCAAACAGAGCTAATCAAAGAAAGTAGACAGTCAGTCGACATCAACATAAAGGATCCTAATAATAGGACAGGAGTATCAGGCAGTAAAGGGGCTGTACCCGTAACAGTTAACGGTACGACAGCACAATTCTAAAAGGGTATGGATATAGGGTTATATGAGACACTAAACGGAGGCGATATGTCGATACAGAATAACGACATCTGGTCGACTATGTCGCTATGGAATCAAATATATATCGCTCTTTTTGGAGGTAACCCTGATGAGTCAACAACTGATAATACAGGAGTCGGAGAGCAAAGACGGGATTTTTGGGGTAATCAATTTTTAGCCTCAGAGCCTGATGAGTATGTTAACTCACTAACTGAAAAGGTGCTAGATACAACGGCGCTCAATAGTGCAGGTAGGATAAAGATAGAGCAAGCAGTTAAAAGTGATCTTTCTTTTTTATCTAAACTTGGGACTGTCTCCGTTGAGGTATCTATCGTAGGAATTGACAAAGTACTCATCGAGATAGGCCTACAAGAACAGGACGAGATAGTAGATAAAAGATACCGCCTCCTTTGGGACGGCACACGATCAACAGACATACAAGGCGCAGAAAGCGACAAAACGGGAGGGGTTATTTCACAAATGTGGATACTACGCAACGGTATTTGGGACGATCTAGGCGCTTGGTTTGATAACGAATACTGGAAAGACTCAATATGATAACACCTAAGTTAAAGGAGTTACAGGACTCCATTTTAAGCGCTTTCGAAACCCGCTTTGGTACGATAAATAGAGGTTTAAAATCTACCTATATGGTTATATCGCAGGTTCTAGCTGGGGAGCTCCGCCTTGTATACCTCTTTGGTGCTTCGGTGCAAAAGAATGTTTTTGTAGATTTGGCTGATCCAGAAGTGGACGGAGGAACACTCGAACGTTTTGGGAGGGCGAAACTAGGCAGAGACCCGTTTCCAGCTTCCCAAGGACTCTATCTTGCGGATGTTACAGGGGCAGCGGGCGGTGTTGTACGTGCGGGGGTAGTATTTAAGGCTGCAAACGGTTACAACTATTCAAATGAAACAGCGCTCACTCTTACAGGCACTACAGGACAGATAACCTTAAGAGCGTTAACACCTGGTCTAGTTGCCAAGTTAAACCCTTTGGACACGCTCAACGCTACAGAGCCTATCCTTAACGTGGATGGACAAGGAGTTGTTAACCAAGAAATCGAAACACCACTAAATGCAGAAGGCATAGAGGATTATAGGCAGAAGATTCTTTTAGCTTTTAGGACGGAGTCACAAGGTGGCGCCTCTGGTGATTATAGGCTCTGGTCAGCGGATGCACAAGGGGTAGAAAAGGTTTATCCTTTCGTTGGTATGCCTGGCACAATTAACTTATATGTTGAGGCAACGGAAATAGATAGTACCGATGGATTCGGTACGCCTACAATCACTATCCTATCTAATGTAGAAGCGGTATGTATATTAGATCCTGACACCTCTAAAGATTATAACGATAGGGGTAGATTACCCCTTGGAGTTTTTGAGTTTAATGTGTTGGCTATCACACCTATTGCGGTTGACCTTGCGGTAGGGGGGTATAATGGCAATATATCGGAGGCGCAGACCCTAGTAACAGCGGCGCTCAAAGATTATTTAAAAACAATACGGCCTTACGTGGCGGGGGCTGATGAACTAGATGCCTCTACACTTTCTGAGCAACGCCTAATAGGGGTAGTGTCCGATGCTTTACCTATTGAGTATAATTTTACGACTCTTTCGATGGCAGTAGGGGGAGCGCCTGTAGGCGTTTACCAATTCGTATATGGGGAGATACCAAGAGTAGGAACGATAGCAGTGACTGTATGATACTAGGAGATTTAGCAAGGCAATTAAAGCCTAAAGGTAGAGCGTTTAGATTCCCGAAAGGAGGTAACGCTGATGGGGTTCTGTCTGTTACAAGCGGAGCTATCCAAACGTGTGTAACTTCTATCTACTCCATCCTCGATACGATACTACCAGATAACCCTAACTTCTCAGAAGCGGATGCGGCGATATGGGAGAAACGCCTAGGACTACTACAAGGTACCGACTTAGAGACACGTAAAAAAGCCATTATGCGTAAGCTTAATAGCCCAGGGCAATGTAAAGGCCGACAGTCCCTAATCTACATTCAATCCCAACTACAAGCGGCGGGGTTCGAAGTTTGGCTACACGAGAATAAGTTTTCCGATGGCTCAGGTGGTTATGTTGTCACTAATCCAGGAGACGGTACGGGTGGATATACACAGCATGGTTTAGGTATACATGGCGTTTCAACTCATGGAGCTAGTGGGTTCCCATACAATTCGATAGTTGCTAATTACGATAGAAAGGAGTTGGAGACTTCGCCCGTTTATTCTGATATCGAGCTTAGATTTACTTTTTTTATCGGGGGTCAAACATTCCCTAATTTTGCGAGTGTGCCAAAAAACAGAGAAAGAGAATTTAGAAAATTGATATTAACCCTTAAGCCGCAACACATGGTAGCTTATCTTTTAATAAATTATGTATGAGAAAATTAATTGATACCCCAAATATGGGGGCTGCGAGTCCAGCATTCCCAGACGGGGCGATAGTTGATAATGCTGGGGCGGTAATAGGTACGGCCTTAACTGAGATTCTCTATGGCGACACCATTCAGGCGGTGCATAAATTGAAACGGTTAGCGGGGATAACAGAGAATAATTTACCCGATAATGAGACTAATGGGTTTCAAATACTAACAGCCTTATTCGCTCAGGGGCTACCAACGTGGCAACCTACGACAGCAAAAGTTGATTTTAGTAAAGCTAAATGGGTAAGCTACGCAAATGGTATCTATTACCACAAAACAACAGCAAGTACAGATACAGTCCCAAGCTTAGACTCAGATAATTGGTTTAGAGTGTTTTATTGGGATGGCTCTAAAATTGTGTTTTCCGACGAGACGAGAACAGCGGGGATAGAGTCTGATATCTCGGCTTTAGAGACAGCCGTTGCCGCCTTAGTAGCCGCGGCACCTGCTATAGCCGCACATTTAGCCGATACTACTAACTATAATAACGCGTATATCGATAAGTATAGGCCTTTTGCGGTAGGTACGGTTAGCCTTCCAGATATAGCAGGGGGAGCCCCAACTGTTGGGCAGGTGTTATCTGTGACAGGAGATTTCGAGTTTGCGCAGGTTTCCGCCTCCGTTGCTGACTCGCATACTGTCATAGCGATAAGACGAAAGGCTGCAATCAACCCTCTAGTTGTCAACAAATATAGGGCTAACATATCGTTTGAGGATATGGGGACAGATGACACCTCATGCCTGACGGCTAAATTTATTCGCATGCCTGCGGCGCCCATAGACCTATCAAGATATGTAAGTGTTCTTATACGCGAAACAAACGGGGTGGTACAATCAAGTCAGACTATGCACCTAGAGTTAATAAACACCTATTGATGTATCAGCTTAACGTCGACACTAAAGAGATAACACGCCTTACAGGGGTACTTAGAGACCTTCACAGGGCGGCATATCCCAATGCGGTAAGGCAAACCCTTAACGATTTGGCGTTTGATGTTAAGCAAAGGCAGATGCCCATTACGGCTAAGCAGCTCTTCACCGTCCGTAACCCCAATATGTTCAAGGTCTTTTCTAAAGTAGATAAGGCAACGGGGTGGGACGTTGGTGCAATGAGAGCAGAAGCGGGGATGCTCGATAAGGGAGCGGGTAGAACTTTCGATGAGCAAGAAGAGGGGGGAACCTATAAGCATGAAGATGTACCCCTAACAACTGCACGAGTGGGAGGTAATCAAAAGGGCAAGATTCAACGCTCTAATTATGTTAACCTAGGCAAGATAGATAGAAGTAAAAAGACAAGAAGCAGAAGCGCTAAGAGTCAGTTTATAGCGGATGCCTATATGTCCAAAAAACTAGGGTTACTTTTCAAGCATAATAAAACTCTTTTCAAAACCTCAGCTTTCAATAGGTTGAAAAAAGGAGACTTAAAGGTAAAGTTAAGAGCTTTATACACAAGTAAAACAGATCAAAACGTGAAGGTTAAGGCGACAAAGTTTATTGAAAAAACGGCTTTACAAACGATTAACATAAAAGCGGAGAAGTTTTATAAACGTGCTGCGAATCAACAATTTAAAAAGTTTTTCAAATGAGCTGGATAGACCAATTAAATAACGTCGAATTAGAGATTCAGACGGGGGATGGTAAAAAGTGGTCACCCCTCTGGAAAGAGGCTAAACGCTCAAAGGTTTATAATACAGCGGCCTACGACTTTATTCGCGTGTCGGGTACTTTCGTTTATAGGGGTTTACCACAAGGTAATCAATACGACATAACGCTTATATTTCAAGGGGAAACGCATCTCACAACGGCGGAGCAGTTCAACAGATCGGCGGATGACCCTAGATTTTGGACTATTATTCACCCTTTTTGGGGTTCGATAATAGTACAACCTATGACGCTTGAAGAGGATAAGAGCGTTCTAAACTCGACTATCTTTAAGGTTAAGATTTGGGAGACCATCTCAACTAAGTATCCTTTACAGAAGCAGCTCGCAAACGATAAGGTTGCAGAGATGCAGATGCTTACCAATGAGATGGTAGCTAAATCCTTTGCCAACCAAGTGCCTACTATAGACACTTCACTAAGAACCACACTAACAGATACGGTTAAAGCGGTTGACAATATAGGCAGCAAGGCCATCAAGACAGATAACGATTTTGCCGCTTTTAAAACTAAGGTAGCCAAGGCGCAAAGACTTGTAACAGATACAATTCAAAAACCTATAGACGTGATGCGGTCGGTAATCGACCTCATTAATTACCCTGTTTATGTTGTTGGCTCGGTTACGGATAGACTGAACATAGCCAAAGAATTAGCTGTCAAATTAGAGGCCATTCTCTTAAAGAAGCGTACCAAAACAACGCTCTTGGTATATGAGTGTGCAGGCTCTTCGCTTGTTTCTGCGATGGCTAATGCAGCCATGACACCAAACGATGGGGATTACTCCATGCGGCTTAAAGTGCTGTACGCTATGGACACGGTGCAAGAACAGTATGTTAATTATCTAACGATATTAGATGAGACCCAAGCAGATAGGTCAGATGAAACCGATGGGTTCACCCCTGATGATGACACATCTAGACATCTAAACGAGGCTGTGGTAGAGGCACTAGCTAATGTATATGATTACTCTTTTGGGGCAAAGCAAGAGAGAGCGATTTACCTAGAGGAGGATAGCAACCCAATACTTTTAACCCATAGATTTTACGGGCTCGATAATGAAGATTCAAATTTGGACTTTTTTATTAACACAAATTCGCTATCTTTGGGGGAACTTTTTCAGATAAGGAAAGGTAGACGACTTCTTTATTATGTTTAAAAGGAATACTTATGTTAAGCATAAAGATAAATGGTAAGAATTATGAGCACTTTAGCAATGTATCGCTAGAGTTAACTTACGACGCCTTAGCTTCTACCTTCTCATTCGATGGCTTTTTTGATGACAAAGACCCCTACCACAGAGAACTATTCAGGCCTTTACAATACCACTCCGTGCAGATATTCGAAGAGTCGGAACTGCTTTTAACTGGTTGGCTTCTGTCCCATAGGTTCAGTGCTTCTGCGGGTGATAACCTCGTGCCCCTATCGGGGTATTCTAAGACAGGTATACTTAGCGATGCTTCAATTCCAACAGACCTTTACCCCTTAGAGACCACACAAAAGAGTTTAAAAGATATCACTTTACGCCTAGTCGAACCTTTTGGTATTGGTCTAGTAATAGATACAGAGGTAGAAGAGGATGCAGCCAAGCTATACGATAAAAGCCAAGCGGACGGTAAAGGTTCTATAGGCTCATACATAGCTGAACTCGCAAGCCAAAGAAACATAATCGTAACACATAACCAGTATGGTGATTTGAGGTTCACTAGACCCCGAAAGAGCACCGCTTCAATTGCAACCTATACTGAGGGGATGCCTTCTGTTCAAATTGATGTAGAGGTGAATGGTCAAGGTATGCATTCAGAAGTCTCGGTGCTAAGACAGGCCACAGTAGGCAGTGATATAGATGGCGAGGGTACAAAGAAGAACCCACTAATCGGTCAGTATAGACCACTTGTTAAGGAACAGACTAAAGGCGGTGCAGGTGATGCAGAGAGCGCCTCTAATAACGCCCTATCGGCGGAGCTTAAGAATATAAATGTAACGGTGCAGTCAGATAGGTGGACATGGTTCAGTGGCAAAAAAGTGTCCCTCATTAAGCCTAATAACTATGTAACCATCAAAGCCCCTAAGTGCTTTTTAAGTACCCCATCTAATTGGTTCGTGCAAAAAGTTGTACTCGCAGAAGGGGCAAGCGGCCGCTCTGCTGTTTTAACGTGCGTGATGCCTGAGACGTTTAACGACGACGACCCTAAAAACATATTCTCGTGATAAGACTTGCTAAACATAATCAATCAATTATAGAGAGAGGGTACCGCATATTAAAAACATTTGGTAGGTCAAAACGTGATGTAAGTACTTCGTATCAGATTAGTTCGTGGGGGGACGATTCGTGCCCTTTGCCTAATTCAGATGTAGCACACGCTCAAACAGCTACCGACGACACAGTAGTGCTCGGCGTAATTAACAAAAATCCTATTGCAAAAGCAGGTGAAAAACGTATCTTTGCAACAGACTTAGGCGGTGATGTTGTTGTGGCTATCTACTTGAAAACGGATGGTACAATAGAGATAGCAGGTAGCACGGATAACGTTGTTAAATTCAGTCCTTTGGACACAGCTATGCAAGGGTTAATTTTTGATATAAATGCTGAACTCGTAAAGATTCAAACAGGCATAACGGGCGTGGGGGGTGCATACGTACCCGCTACTTTATCTCTTGATTTATCAGAGGCTAAAAACGATACGATAAAGACTAACTAGATATGATACAACACATAAGTAATAACGAAGGCGGCGGAGCAGTTAGAGAGAAGCTAAACGAGGTTATCGATTTAACCAACGAGGTACCTAACAAAGTGGAGCGTCTACCAACGGCGCAAAACGGCAATGTGGCTATTTGGCAGGATGGTAACTTAATCGATAGCGGAGTGACACCAGGCGGTGGAACAGATGTGAATATACCTGATTGGATCGATGTTCAAAACACACCTTTGCCTTTAGGCTTCGTCGTACGATCTGGTGGCCGTCTGTGGGTGTCTAAGGTTGCGGACAACCAATCCAATATGCCACCAATAGACGCCGAGATAGACGAGAATGATTTCTGGATTGTTACCTCTGAGAGTGTAGCGAGTAGTACTCCTATATGGGAGGCAGGAACCTTTAAAACAGAGAGAGCAGAAGTACTTGTACTTAACATAGGTGAGAATAGATACTATGAGTATCTACTCCGAGCAGCGGTGCCGTTCGTGTCTTTGGACTTTGCCACTGAACTAGCAGCAGGGGACTGGCAACTTAAAGGAGATGCCAGTAATGTAGATTTATCAAACTACATCCAAAAAACCAACGAAACGACCATTCCCGAAATGGCTAGTGACGATGCAATTTGCAAAACACCACTTTATAACTACTATGCAGCATCAGACCCTCGCGGAGTTTGTCCTATTGGTTGGCATATTCCAACACAAGCGGAATGGGATAATTTAGCTACATCTCAGGGCGGTGCATCCGTGGCAGGTGGGAGACTTAAGGAAGGCGGTCTAGTTAATTGGAATAACCCAAACAGCGGATATTCTCAAAACTCGTTAAACTTTGTCGGCTCTGGATATCGTAATTTTAACGGCATATTTTTAGACGCTAAAAACATCTATTTGGGCGCAATAGGAGGCGATGCGGATGATACGTCGGCATGCTACTATAATAGTGAACTGCTCTATACGTCATTAGGTGTTAGCGCAAAAGATGGCCGCCGCATCAGATGTATTAAAGACGATAACGTTATTCCAACAGGCGCTGTATTAGATGCAGACGGGAATAGCTATGATTTTGTGCAACTTGGCTCTAATATTTGGCTAAAAGAGGATTTAAAAACAACACGTTACAATAATGGTGATTTAATCCAAAACATCATAAACGATACCACTTGGTCACTATTAACCGCTGGCGCACGTTGCTACTACCCACCGATTAATAAGTATAAATCATTAGTCTATACCCCAGAGGGAGACGCAAAATTATTAGCACCATCAACTCCATCAAGCGAAACGATAACGGTTGATAATGGTGCGGCTTATGACGATTCAGTAATCTATGACACTGTTACAGTTGTTGTGTTTTCTAATCCATTAAGTCCGATTGTTCAATTTCAAACACCGCAATTATACCAATCAACTGTACCTTTATCGGTTGCAGGCATTGACCCAGAGGAGTCCCCATACGATCCAGAGTTAGCGACTGGTAACTGGTGGTACGTTGGTGATAAGTATGATATTTCAGAAAGCAACACGGCCATCACTTATATCAAAGGCCGCCCTGCATCGGTTGAGATTTCTGCTATTACGAAATGCGTTCATAATCAAACAATATCACTACCTAGTTATAACTCTGTAATTCGCTTCGATAAAAATGCGATGTCAGGGATTAGACCAATAGATATCCAAGCAACCGAGGCTGGTCGTTGGGTCGCTTATGTTCAAATGGTTCGCAAGCAACTATATTTTAATAATGCCACCGAAATAGCCAATATACCAAGCCCTTCAAATGGAGACAACGCTATAGATAACTCAACAGGGTTCGTTTATGCGTTCGTTGTTGGTAATCTTACAGGCATTGTGGCGCTTGATTATTTTGAAGGCGAACAAGGTTCATTCGTAAAGATCGGCGAAGTTGGCGAACAAGGTTTTATTAATTGGGTTCAAAATACAGTGATTTCGGCCTTAAGCACTATTTCAAAAACAATAGCAGGGGCTATAAATGAGCTTTTTAAACTAAAGCAACGTGCCAATCCGTCATGGGATAAATCAACGGTACCGACGGCTGCTGATATTATTATAGATGAACCAAACAAGACAATCACATTTGGAACAATTAATGGTGCGCCAATATCGGTTAATAACCCAGCAATCTATAAAATTGACCAAGCAAACGGAACCGTTAAATGGTATCAAATAACCTCACCGCAGATATTTACTTATACAGCTACTTACGGCATTTGGTGGGTTTACTTTGATGATATTGGGGGCAAAATATTAAATAATGTTTCGATAACTTTTGGAGCCGTTGCACCATTATTGCGCTTCGTTTATTCAACAGATGAGAACCGAATTAATACAAGAGTAGGAGAATTTCACCCCGATACTCTTTCGGCTGTAGCTCACAAAAGAGCTCATGCAGAAGGTACTATTTGGATAAATGGAGGAGATTTAACAGCTAATCCTTTGACTTCTGGCGCGCCAAATGCAGATGGTCGTAATACTTGTATATCCTTATCATCTGTCACGAATATGGATGATAACTTTGAGTATACTATTGCTAATAACACGAGCGGGGCACTATGGAGTCAAGATTTGGGAAATATATCTTCAGCAGCTTTAACGAGTGCTAATAGCGCTATATTTAACATAACATATAACCAAGCCGACGGACATTTAAGGGTATTACAAGGTACAAGATTCCCTTTTCCTTGGAATGTAGCTACCAATAAGCCTCAAACAATAAGCCAAACTGGTGTATTTACGGATGTGCCTAACACCTACTTTTTTGTCTCATTCATATACTTTTTGCAGGACTTCAAATCTGGAGAGGCTGGCAGATTAAGAACTTCAACGATCGCCTTTGCCACCATTGAAGAGGCTCGTAATTATAGTTGGGATACCTTAAAGGGGTTTTCGCCTACCCTTACCGACAATGAGATTAGGCAGCATTTGAAGTGCATTTGGGAAACAAAGAGCAGTTATGATGCTGGCTGTAAGTATGCTGTTTTGCGTGAGACTCAATATTTAAGACAGAACCCCCTTACGACTACTCAAGCGCAAAGTGGCGGTACCATATCGGCACTAAACGTTACCCGAGATGCAACCCCAACGCTCTTAAGCACAAATCAAGAGGCGACCAATATAGAGTTAGATGTAAAGGCCACGACTGAAATATTAGAATTTGCGAGTAGTGATGAATTATCGGAAATAACCGCATCGGGCTCAGTAGCTAAGTTTGAAAAGCAAATGTTATTGGCTGGCACGCTTGATGTTAACAGCATAATAGCAACATTAAACACGGCGGCTACAGGTGGTAATTTCATTATAGATATCAAAAAGAATGGGGTATCAATTTTTAGTACATTGCTTTCAATCGATGCCACTGAAAAAACAAGCCGTACAGCTGTAACGCCTTACGTGTTATCTGGCGGTGCTTTAAGTTGGGCTGTTGGTGATTCTTTAGCCGTTTTCGTCACTCAGGTTGGCGTAACAATTAAAGGTGCTGGATTGAAGATTGGATTAACTTATAAAAGAGCTTAATATGATAGTAGTTAAAAAAGAAGGCGCAAATATTGAAGAGTGTGAATATCCCAATTGCGATATAAGCAGCCCTATAGATGGGCTGGTTGATTCTATTAAATTCTACTTTATAGAACAAATTGCAACACCGAATTACGATGCAAGAACCCACGAACTTCAACCAGTTCAAAGATTGATCGAAAAGCCAAACGCAACATATCCGCATTTGGGTACCGCAAAACATTCATGGGCGAAAGTCAGGCTATCAAATGAGGTTGTAATATCGAATCTCGACAATGAGGTTGGAAACTATTTGGACACTAAATATCCACCTTGGAAGCGCCAAAAGCATAGCGATGAAGTGCAATTCGGGAATCCAACAGCCGAACGGATAGCTAAAATAAAAGAACTCAAAGCATGGGAGGGAAGAGTTAGGGAGCAAAGAGATTTGCAAGAATCTCAACTGATAAATAACGGCATTTTGCCGACATTTGAATTTGAACAAAAACCAATTTAAAAACAACCAATATGACTGAGTGCTATGTAATTGAGTGGATGGATGAAAATAAAACCATCTGGGAAAAAAGAAATGATAGTTTTGTGTGCGATTTACCATACATAGGTCTGGCCGAAAACTACGAGATACTCGTAAAGCGAACCCCGTTCATAAAACCACCAATTGACGAAAGGCTTGCAAGAATTATTACCAATAACGATATTTCAGTGGGTTACGATTCTGAATTTCCTGCTTATAGACAATGGGTGGAGACTTACGATACAGTCTCAAGAGATACCGCCGATTTAATTGTGGCTGTGAATGAGGTTGAGTCTTTATGTTCAGCATCGCTGCTTAAAAACAAAGATGCTTTCAAATATCTTTTAATAGGGGTGTGCTTAACTTATAAACGCATAATTACAGGAGCTGAATTGCCAACTAAACAAAAGAACTTTATGGAGAACGTTTTAGCTCCATTGGGCGTTAAATTTTGGCAAAACCACGATTTATCAGAGGCTAAAAAGGCAAGCATAACTGCGAACCAGCCAGTTAATTTGGACGATGGATTCCTAAATTCCTAAAAATGGAAGTAAATAACTTTCTCAAATTTAAAGACGACAATAATATGTTTGTGATAAATTCAAGTAGATTTGCCAGCTCGGTGCCACTTGTGCCACTCATTGCGCCTTCGGGTTTTGACCCATCGGCTCAGGCGGTTAATATTTATTCGATATACAATTCGATTCAAGATATTAACAAGGCGTATATCTATCAGTTTTCAGATACCGTGAACACGCTAACCTTAGCATCTGGTGGTGGGCTTTCTTACAAATATGGATACACTAGGAGCGGGGTGGATTATGTTTTTGACGTAACTAGCGCAACCAATCCCTTTACGGCTGGCGACACTAAGCGTTGGGTTATGGGCTTTGGAACGAGTATTGTTTCAAATCCATTCCAAGCTGTAAGCAATGGGATATTGTGGGTTTATATGGATAGAGTCAACGAATTTAGATTAGGCTCTAAAAACGTGCTTAAATATGTGCATACTAGTGATAAAACTTCAATACTGCCAACTATCAATCAAGCGCCTTACGCATTTGCAGGTAGCAGCGGCCTTTTGGGTGTTATCTCCATTCCTAATTATTGGACGTTCATACCACTTCAGTGCTTCAATGGCTGTAATCAAATAACTGGCTCTATATCTCTGCATAGTGCCATAACTTATGTAGACTTTGCAGCCTTTGCAAACATGAGCGGCTTAAATGGAACTATTACTTTAAATGAAGGTTTATTAACAATAGGTGCCAGCGCATTTGTTAGTTGCATTAATGTTGTGGGAGGCTTGACGCTTCCAAGTACAGTGACAAGCATAGGGGTACAAGGTTTTGCAAATTGCGCTAAATTAACGGGCAATTTAATTATTTTACCCACGACTATAACTTTTGATAGCAACTGTTTTTACGGCACAAATTTAGTATTAAATAACGCCATTGGAGGCAATTGGGAAATATTTGATAAGGTACTTTATCGGGATATAATACGATCAAATATAGTCGGAGCTACTAAGAATAAAACAGGAGCTTTAAGCATCCCAAGTTCGGTAACTAATATAGGTATTGGCGCCTTTCTGGGTTGCACTGGACTAAATGGGACTTTAACGATACCAAACTCAGTTACAAATATAGATATAAGCGCATTTCAGTCATGTAGTGGATTCACTTCTATTATCATAGGGTCTAGTGTAATTAACATCTCTTCCAGCGTCTTTACAGGGTGCACTGCAGTTACATCGGTAACTTTGCCATCTGGATATCTATTAGCGCAAACAGGGGATAATTACAAGTTTGATTTTAGCACTATTTTAACGGCTGTTTCATTAAATGATATGATTATTGCTTTAGCCACAGCAACCCGAACTATTACGATAGGAGCGACTAATAAAGCTCGTTTATTGGCAGCTTTCCCAAGTGCTGAAACTAATGCAAATGCTAGGGGCATAACTATTGTTTAAAATGATTATATTTAGGTCAATTTTAATCACTAAAAAGTATCAAAATGGCACACCCAAAAACACCGCCAAAAACAACAGGCGGCAAAAAGAAGTAATGAAATTTATTAGATTATTTTTAATAGCGATTTTACTAGGTCAAATCTTGGTAGAATCGCTATTATTGTTATTTGATGAGGGTACAAATATTTACAATCAAACATTTTACGCTTCAATGCGGTTGCTTCATATCGGTGTTATTCCAAGTTTTTTTATATTTTTGTACGTGAAGGATGAAGTGTTAAAAATAATCGCTTTAACCTTAATACTTCAATCAACTTTTAGGTTTGTTTTGGAGTGTTTTGCGTTTAATGAGGAGTTAGATTGGTTGGTGTTGGGAATTACAAATTTTGATTATTACAATTTTACATTAATTATAACCTCAACCGCTCTTAGTTTTATGTTAAATGGGTTACTTAATAGCAATGGCAAGCTCACTATTTATATTTTGCTTTTATTGCAAAAAATTAAGTATCTTAAAAGATAGAGTTGAAGAGCTTAAAAAAGAGATAGAAATGGCGGAAAAAGATTTAGCAGATGTTTGTCAAGATTTAAACGATCACAAACTACATGTAGCAGTTGAATTGGGTAAGATATACACGAAGCTGGCAAAGATAGAAACACTCATGTATTTATCGGCTGGAACAACAACGGCGGGCGTAATAGGTCAAATAATTTCAGCTATTAAACATTAACTATGAACAATTTAGAGCTAGTTTTAGTACGAGAAACCCGAACGCAAAAGAGCGTAATTGGCAAACTATTTATCAATGGCAAACTACAGTGTTTTACTCTTGAAGATGTTGAGCGTCCTGTTAAGATAATGCACGAAACTTGTATTCCAAAAGGAATCTACAAGGTAATTCTAAACGTCTCAAATCGTTTCAAAAAACTCATGCCTTTGTTGTTAGGTGTCGATGGATTTGAAGGTATTCGCATCCATTGCGGAAATACGAACAAACATACGAGCGGCTGCATATTAGTAGGTCAAACTTTCGGTATTGATTTTATAGGTAAAAGCCGTGAAGCATTTGAGGATTTAATGGAAATATTAGAGGCTCAAATTGAAGCAAAAGGAACCATTTCAATTAAAATAATTTAGCTATGAAAAACATACATCAAAGCCCTATAACATCTATTATAGGCATAGTTATCGCTTTATTCACATTGGCGGCCATATGGTTTCAAAAAATTGATTACACCATGACGGCACTTTTGACCATTGCTGCAACTGGGTTTATTTTCGGCAAAGACTCAATAATTACACGCTTTATAAAAAAATGATACAAAATGAAAATTCCGTTTACTTGGATTGTGATAGCTATACTTACGGTCGCACTATTGGCCTTATGGTTAAGATATGATTATGTCTCGAACGAAAAAGAGAGACTAGGCAAAAACCAAGCATCGTTACTTGATGAGATGCTTAACTTTAAGTTTAGAGACTCATTGCAAGTAGCGCAAATTGGCTCTTTAGAATTGACTAAAAACGAATTTAAACGGCACTTTGAAGAGGCCGCAAAAGAGGCGAAGGATTTAGGTCTAAAGATTAAAAGAATTGAATCATACACATCAATTACAACCCAAGTAAAAGACTCATTTAAGACCGTTTTTAAAGACTCAATCACAATTAAGCGCGATACTATAAAATGCTTTAAATACTCTGACAAATGGCTTTATTTTGCGGGCTGTTCGGCAAATGATAGCTTGGCTGTTAATTACTCAGTAATTGATAGTATTGAATCGTTTGCAAATCGAGTGCCAAGAAGATTTTTATTTATAAAATACGGCACTAAAGGAATAAATTTGACAACATTTAGCAAAAACCCTAATTGTAAAATAGTTAATCAGACGTACATTAAATTAAAATAACCACATTTTTTAAATTTTAAATAATATTTTATGGAAGCAATGCCAAGAAGAAATCAATTAGACAAATTAACGGATGCAGAAATTGCTATTCAGAAAGCAATTAACGAGGTCGAGATGCTCGGTTGTGACACCAGATTAACGGATGCTGTTATCAAACTACAAGAGGTAAAAAATATTGTTGCTGATTTTATTGATGGCAATTTATAAATTTTAACTATATTTGCACATGCTATTTTAGCTCAGATGGTAGAGCGCTTTGTTTGTAACTAAGATGTCGAACGTTCGAGTCGTTCAAGTAGCTCAATTCGAGTAGTAAGGGTAATTAATTACTTAGGGCTACGTTTAGATTAAAAACCCTCTTTCAAACGTGATTGAGGGTTTTTTGTGTATATAACTTATGAAATAAATAACCATAATGTAGTTATACATAAAAATAGTTAACTATTATTTTAAAAATAAATTACAAAATTGTATTATATATTAATATATTTATTATCTTTACATAAATTATTAACTAAATAATACTAAATGAAAACATCAGTTATTCAAACTCCAGACATTTATCGGATGCAAAGAACGAGCGACCGATATGTTAATGCTACTCATTTTTTAAGTGAGTACAACAAAAGTAATAACCAGCTTAAAATTTTAGGGAATTACATGAAACTCACAACCACAAGTGAGCTTATTGATGGATTAATTGAAGAGGGTATTGAAAAGCCTTTTATTTCTGCTCGCGGTAGTGGTGAGAAAGCTGGTACATGGATGCACCCTTTTTTATTACTAGACTTCGCAATGTGGCTATCAGTTGAGTTTAAAATAATGGCTCTAAAATGGATTAATGACGGTCTTATTCAGGTAAGGCACGAGGCAGGCGACTACTACAACGAAATGACTGCTAAAATACTTGAAAAGCATATTGAGATTTATGGTTATAAACCTTCTGCAAAGCTGTTTTTAGAAGAGGCTAGGTTAATAAAAGAAGTTGCCAATATCAACAAGCCACGCAATGAAATGACTGAGTCTGAACTTGCAAAGATTACCACTCTTCAGAAGGTAAACACCACTTTAATTTCTGATAATGTTGGCAGGGAGAGCCGAAAAAAGCATTTAACTATTATTTCACGTTCAATTTAAAAGCTATGAAAAACTTACAATTACAACTTAAAAAACAATGGTTTGAAATGACTAAATCTGGTGAAAAAACAGAGGATTATAGAGAAATAACAGAATATTGGGCAAAAAGATTATTGGATATAAATCTAAGTCAAGAACATATAGAGGGCGGGGTTATCTGTGAGTTAATAGAAGATTTAAACTCGCTTAATAGCGATAAAAAAACACACATTTCGGCTGAAGAGTGTTTGTATAATTTTGATTGTAAGTTTAAAGTTTTCGACAGCAACACGATGACTTTAGGTTATCCAAAATCAACTGATTCAAGTCGCATTTTAAAACTTGAGCACAAAGGAATCGAAATAAGAGAAGGAAATCCAGAGTGGGGAGCAGAGAAAGGCAAATTATATTTCGTAATTAAACACGGTAACTTTTTAAATAATTAGACTATGGCTAAAAAAGATTTATCACTCAATAAAGTGGGTGAATTGTGCGAAAAAATAAAGGGTGAAAATGGCGTTACATTTGAGGAGTTGAAAATAAATAATCCATCACTTAGCGATAATCCAATAATTCCAGTTAGACGTTATATCGAAAAATGCCCATCACACGAACGCCCAGACCCAACATGGTCGGATAAGTTAGGCGAATATCCTGAGCTAAAAGAAAGCGATGTGATAGATATTTATGTTTTTATTAATGGTATGCCGTGGCAAAGAAAATAGAGGCTAAAACATCCATTAAAATCGTTGTAGTTGATTGCTTAAAATGTAGTAGGGGCGAAATAGGAGCGTATGATTTAATTAATTGCGCCAAATCAATTACTCCGCAGCCGAATAGGTCGAAAAGTGGCGGTGGTTGTGTATTTTATTCGCCAAAAATGCAACCTTTTAAAGATAGCAACGTACAATAAAAGCTCACCAAGGCGGGAGCATGGCGATTTTATCAGTAGTGTGACTAGGTTCGCCACCGTATTTTTCGATTTTGTTAATAAAAAAAAGACCCATGAAACGTCATGGGTCTTTTTTTTATTGCGTCTACTGATTGAATTGGAACGATTAACGAAATAAGTTGCGTCAATAAGGTTGTTAGCGGTAATTAAGGACGCGAACCTCGGTTGACCCTAAAAAATTCTGTAGCCATTGGCGTAGCATCTATTTTTATATTGTTAATACGCTCAAATCTTCTAAGGAATTGACTAATTTGATTGATATCACAATCATTTAATTTTATAAATTTTAGGTAGTCAGATTTTTGACCTTGAAGTGAAATTACCGCCCACGATGGAGAATATTTATCGTACTCGTGAACATCAACGCTGACATCAATATTGCCTAAAACAGAATCGAAAGCTCGCTTTGTTTCTGTCAGTTCAATAGCAATTGATTGCGCCTTAGATATTTCAGACCTCAATTTGTCTAATTCGGATTTAAAAATCCAGTCAAATAGTTTTTTTATCATTTTTACAGTTATTAATTATGAATATTTAGATTAAAAAATAAAACCTACCGCTAACACTATATTGCTGTACCCTATCGGGATGCCAGCAACATACGTCCGTTAGGCGTAACTTTAGGACACCGACAGCGCAACTGATTTAACTTCAAAATCATCATAAATACTACCACACTCACAAAATCCTTGTATTTTACATCCAGATTCTTGACACTCGGGTTCTGGGAGTAGTTCAAAAGCGTCATTGTATAGTCGCTCTATAACTTCTTTTATAGGCATAGATGATATTACAACACTTCCATCTTTTTCGGTGAAGGAAAAATTAAGATTATCTGTACTGTTTAAAATTATTTTCATTTAGATTGGTTTTAATTAAGATTTCATATAATTAGAAAGTTCGTTTCTGTTTTCGATTGAGTTAATCAGCTCTACCACGGCATCTATATTGACTATATTTTTATACCAAATCAATTTGCCTTCATCATTCAAACAATAAACCTTCTTTTCTTCCCATTTCTCTGCCCTGATAATTAGTGATGCCCTAATAAAGGTTGCATTTCCGCTCTCGTGCTTTAGCTTTACTAATGGATTATACATAGTTTTAAAATTAGACTTTGATTAAATAAAACCTACCGCTAACATCATATTGTTGCAATAAAACTAAACTCAATCCTCTCATTCGCCTCTGCTATGTGATTTGAAATGCACTCTACTATCTTATCTTCAAGGCATCTATTGCCTCTAATGGATTGCAAATGTATCCCTAATTGATTAATCAAATGAGGCGAAAACACGAATGGATTGACGGAACTATGTTGGCACAGTTGGTTAGTTAAACTCATGCCATACTTGCTTAAATCGAGCCTTATTAGTACTTTTTTCATATAAACACCTCCATCTCTCTATCCTTTAAAATAAGTTTTGAGCCATTTTTAAAAACAACCTCGCAAAATAATGTAGTACTTTCTGTAGGATGGTAGTCGATTGATAAGATATCGCACAACTTAAACCTTACATAGCTCTCAGTATTTCGCCCGCAAACAGAGTAATTGATGCCATTTTCGCAATTAGTAAGAAAATCTCTCGATACCAACCGCGCAAACGTCTCCAACTCCAATCTACTAAACCCAATCTCACTCAACTTAGCCTCTAATTTAAGCAATACGGAATCCTTAACAACATCATTTGTATTAATCAATTTTCCCAAAGTGGCCTTATGAACCCCCGTTAAATTGTGCAAAAATGAAATTTTCAAATCTCTTTTTACGATAAACTCTTTTAATTTGTTTCGCATAATGTTATTTATTAAAAAATATTACTGTTTCATTAGCGATAATAAAATATGACCAGCCAAGAACCGCAAGCCTAAAACAAATTAGGCTATACTCTTCAATTTCTTGAATATCCATCTCCATTTTCATAGAGTAACTTTTAATTTCGGTGGCCTCTTCGATTTGAGGCGAAATACTTTTGATGTAATTCGATACTAACTTTCTCATGGCCTTAGTTTTTATGTGTTATTTTACCGTTTTCAAAAAAATACAATCCCTTACTAGTATTTAAGCAATACTTAAACCCATTTTCAGTGCCTTTAATTGCCATATCGTAGATGGTTACATAAGATATCAACCAATTAACTCGATTAGCCGTAAAAGCGATTGTATTGTTACTTACAACTGGATGGTATTCTTTAATAAACTCATCAAAAAATAGTGCATCGTTAATTGTTGCTGCAAATTCACTTAATCCATATCGTTGTGCGAACACTGCCAACGGGATTAATTTTTGTTCGTCGATTATCTCTCCTTTGCTCAATGCGAGTGCATCGTTGTAATAAGGAGTAGCGATTAGGTTATTTAAATTCAACCTACTAAATGCGATTAATTGTTCTCTAAGTGTCATGTTGTTTCGTTTAATTGTTATGATACAAATATAGTGCATAAAAGTACATCTACCAAATTTAAATGTATTATTTTGATATATTTGCGTTATTTATATTGAGTATAAATAAGCGTTTTTAGGTTAAATAATCGTTGTTTTATTAGTTGGGTAATTTTGGTAGTTGTATATTTGTAAAACAATTAAACTAAATCATTTACTTATGAAAACACCAAAAAACGATTACTTATTAAGGTTATTTATCGGCACCGATGAGTTGAGGCCTCAATTTATGCACGCAAATAATTGCGATGGAATTATTTATGCAACAAACACCTATTTACTTGCAAAGATTAGCGCTAATATGTGCTGTAAGTCTTACGAGCAAATTAAGGCTTGGCCTAATGGTAATATTTTATTTGAGCAGTTTAATCTTAAAGAATCATTTTCAATTAGTACTGAATCTATTTTTAACGACTTAATAAAAATAGAGCTTTTATTTAAAAACAAAATGGTTGATTGTAATGAGTGCAATGGGGATGGTACATTAATTTGCGAACATTGCGACTCCGAGCATGACTGCAAGGAGTGTTGTGGGTCTGGTGAAATTAAATCCCATGAAATGATTTTATCTGGAGATGCTGATTGCATTTTATTTGGCAGGAAATATTCACTGAGCGCTATTGACAAAATAATAAGAGTCGCTACAACCCTCTCGGTAATTGATATCACAATAGACCACAACGAAAGTGGCAGTTCTTCTATTTTCAAAATTGGAGACTTTACAATTTTAGCCATGTGTAAATTCGACTTATGAAAATAGAAATTACAAAAGACGTATTTGAAGATAGCGATAACGAAACAGTATTAGAGGTTTCATTGCGCTGCATTTTTGAAACAAGCAAAAGAGGCTTTGATGATAATGACCACTTTATCGAAACCGACCAAAGCGATATTTACTACTCTAAAAAAGGCTATACAAGTGATGAGATAAAAGAGATAGATAAATACATCTCAGAACATGAAGAAGAGCTAAAAAATGAATTAAACGATAAATATTTAAACAATTAAATCATGGAACTAAGAGTAGCAAAAAAAGAAAGTGTATTTCTTAAAATTGGAATAAGTGGCCCGAGTGGATTTGGGAAAACGTATTCTGCTTTATTATTGGCTTATGGTATCACGGGCGATTGGTCAAAAATTGCGGTAATAGATACCGAAAATAATAGCGCATCGCTTTATAGTGATTTAGGTGAATATTTAACCTTAAATTTAACGCCTCCGTATTCGCCTGAGCGATATAATGAGGCTATAGGTATTTGCGAGCGTTCTGGAATCGAGTGTTGTGTGATTGATTCTATTTCGCATGAATGGGAGGGTAAGGGCGGCTGTTTAGAGGCTCACGAACAACTAGGTGGACAATTTGCTCATTGGGCAAAAATAACGCCACGTCATCGCTCGTTTATCGATACTATACTACAATGTAAAATGCACACAATTACAACAGTGCGAAAAAAACAGGATTATGATTTAGTTAAAAACGATAAAGGCAAAATGGAGCCCGTAAAAGTTGGACTAAAAGAGATAACTAGAGAAGGGTTTGAATATGAATTGACTTTAAATTTAGAGATAATCAACGCTAATCACTTAGTAAAAGCCTCAAAAGATAGAACAAACTTATTCGACGGTGCTCCAGAGTTCATAATTACAAGCGAAACTGGTAAAGATTTGATTAAATGGGCAAAAGATGGCGAAGATTATGAGTTGAATTTAAGCCAAATAACCGATATCGAAGAGCTTAAAAATTACTACAAGTCATTAAGCGTAGCTAATCAACATAAATACAGTTCTTTAGTGACTGAATTAAAAGATAAATTAACACCTAAAACATAAGCCATGTATGAACTATCAGCAACAAGCATCTTGACGGCTCTACCAGAAACAGTTGAGCAACAAAAAAAATACATAGCATTGGTAAAAGAATCTATTTTGAGTGGGGATACAAACCCCCTCATTATATCACGCCAATTAAAATCTTTTGAAGATGTAATTAAATCGCTACGCACAGACGAAGAGATTAAAAAATACACCATCGAAGAGGCGCAAAAACATGGTAAATCATTTGATTTTGGCGCTAAATTCTCCCTCCAAGACCGCAAAACATGGGATTACTCAGAGTGTGGGGATAGTGTCCTAAACGAGGCTTATGGTACTATTGAAAAATGCAAAGAGATAATCAAGACAAGGGAGGCGTTTTTAAAAACAATTACTGAGCCTATTGCGTTGTCGGGTACAGGCGAAGTAGTTATTCCGCCTACATTTAAATCAAACGAAGTTTTATCAATCACTTTAAATAAATAATTTATGGCACAATCATTTGAATTTACTGGAAAAGTAAAAGCTATTTCACAAATTGAAACAGGAGTAAAAAACGATAAGACGTGGGAAAAACAAACCATCGTAATCGAAGAGAATAATGAAGAACAACACAAAGCAGGTATCGTAATTGAGGCGTTCAATAAGCCCGACGAATGTAAAAAGTGTGTAGTTGGGGCAGTAGTTAAGGCGTTTTATAATCCACAAGCGAATGAATGGCAGGGGCGCTACTTTCAAAAAAATGGATTGTGGAAAATTGAAGTGCTACAATCCTTTTCTTTATCTCCTCAATTTGACGTGACAAAAGATTATGGTTCTGGCGATACAGGCGGTGATGGAGATTTACCGTTTTAGTCATGGTAAAAATAATAGCTTTCGAGTGTGAAAAATGCGGACACTTACTAAAAACGGCACAGGGTTATGAACGACATATTAATCACTGCAATTCAGTGTACCATAAACCGTTTGTTAAAAACAAAATAAAACTAAAAAGAGATGAGCGTAAAAACATTGATTGACAAATGGGAGTCAGAACAACGCGAATTGAAACCCTACATTAAGGCACTTGGTGTAAGTATGCCAAAAAGCAGTATGATAGCTTATTCGGTGCGCCAAAAGTGCATTGATGAGCTTAAAGAGTATCAAAAAGAGATGAGCAGTAACGGTAGTATTAACCATTAAAAACAATTTTATGAAAAATTACGAAGTAAAATCAATCCTAACAACTGAAGACGAAAGCGGTAAGCAAATCAAAAAGAATGAGACTATTTTAGTTATAGATGCTGAGTCTTGTTCGGATGCTGAATTTCGCACTATTGAACATAAGTTGCAATTTAAAAGTTGTGAATGCGAAATAGTTTCGAGCAAAGAAAGCAAATTGCAAATTATTAATCAAGATTACGATTTGTTTGATTCTCTTTATAAGGTGGTATCACAGGGTGTTATCAGCGGCGAAGGGGATAAATTGAAGTTTGTGAATACTCCTTATTTGGTGGGGGCTGAATCGGTTAAAGAGGCGTGTGATTTAATTCTAACCAACTCCGAAGAAGTTGTTCACGTTTCAAAATCTCGAATTGTTGAAATACTTAAAAAGAGTGAGTAATGCGTTTATCTTAATCGCAAAGAAGGCTTTAGGGGTGGAATTTATAGAAGAACATAAGTTTCACCCTACTAGAAAATGGCGCTTTGATTATGCTTTAATTGAGGCCAAAATAGCCATTGAGGTTGAAGGTGGGGTTTGGACCAAAGGACGTCACACTAGAGGCAAAGGTTTTTTGGGCGACATGGAGAAATACAACGAAGCGACATCGATGGGGTGGCGAATAATACGTGTTACTCCAGACTCTTTAATTAGTAATAATACATTAAGATTAATTGATAATACTTTGAAATTATGGGACAATTAGAAGAATTAATTTTTAGAAACATCGAAGCTACAAAAAAACGTGGTCAGATACACGGTGGTACAAACATTCGTAATCACATAGCTAAATTAAAAGAGGAAATACAGGAGCTTGAGGATTCGATCAAAGAAGATGGAAGCTACGACCCACTAGAGGCTATTGATGTTGTTTTAGTTTCAACTACCATGTTGGTTTGTGAGCATTTATACCCTCATTTAATTCAAAAAGTAGAGATTAATGAGCAACGAGCTATCAATTGTAAAAAAGATGTGAAATGATTAAGGAACGTAGAAAGATAGTGAGAGTAGTAACCAAGCCATATAACACGAAAAACAACCGTTTGAATGCAATTGACGGCTTCGGGTTATCGGATGATATACCAGAAACTCAACAGGCTAAAATAGACGCTTTGAAAAATAAGCATTGGTGTTTATTCGAGAAAAAATCTACTCAATTTGAAAAAGAATTACGATATTATGCGCCAAAATAGTTTGTTTTTATGCAATTTATTTGTATTTTTGTATGGTAAAAATCGGAGTGGAAGCCGACAAAGAAATTTTTAACAAAGCATTCATTTACGGCGGGAACTTCCACCCCAAAGTAAATGGGTGCTTTTTTATTTACAATAATGAGTAGTTCGAGTATTTCAAAATCAACAAGGATAGATATATTCAATAAATACAATGGCAAATGTGCTTATTGTGGCTGTGAATTATCAGCAGATTCATTCCAGATTGACCACATAATCCCAAAAAGAAGAGGAGATAGGAATTTTATAGGAAGAGGTTCAGATAAAGTTAATAATTTAAACCCTTCATGCGCTTCATGTAATTCATCTAAATCGACATGGTCAATTGACGAATGGAGAGAAGAAATAAATTTAAAATTCAGTAGACTTGAAAAGTATGACTCTACATTTAGGCTTTTATTGAGATTTGGTATTGTTGAGAAATTGAATTACAGTACCGTTTTTTATTTTGAAAAAATAAATCAATAACCATGGCAAATTTTACAGGTTATGAGCTTTCAAAAGATTGGTTCGATTGGTGCTTTGAAAACCCAGAGAAAATAACACCAACTCATACCGCTTTATATTTCTTTATTATTGAACACTGGAATAGGTTAGGTCAAAAACCTAAATTTGGACTACCCATGGAGATGGCTAAAGATGCTATTGGTATAAAAAACTATAGAACATATTCAAATTCATTCAACGATTTAGTGGAATGGGGATTTATTGACGTGCTTCAAAAAAGTAAAAATCAATACAGCGCTAATGTAATTGCTATTGTAAAAAATACAAAGGCAAATACAAAAGCACTTACAAAAGCAATACAAAAGCACAGTCAAAAGCAAGTCCACGGCATTGTATGTATAGATAACTATATTAATAATGAAATAATAGAACCTATTAATAATGAAATGCAATACAAATTTCAAACTGAAATTGACGAACTAAAAACAGTTGTTTTGAATGACACTATACAGTTTGATAATCTTTTATTTAGACATAAAGTGTCAAGTCAAAAATTGTCAACTATGATAGACCAATTTTGCATCATGCTAAAGTCTAAGGGTGAAAAAAAATATAACCCCAAAGAATTTAACGACTATCTAGGCAATTGGATCGGCACCGAACTAAAAAAAGAATCTAGCGCCAATAAAAACCACCAACACAACGACTACAACCCCGCATCCAAACTATTTTAACCCATGAAAAACGAAAATATAACAGAGGCCGAAGAGTTAGTTTTATCTAGGCTACTTTGTGAAAGAGCCGCATTAAGTCAAGTTATAGAGCTATTACATCCAAAAATGTTTTTAGATGAACGTAACCGCATTATCTACGAACACATCCTAAAGCACAACGATAACAACATATTTTGTGACACTTCGATTCTTTGCCAATCTCTAATGGCCTCAGGTGAGATTCAAAAAGTAACTTTCGTTTATCCAACTGAATTAATGGGTAAGGTTGCAAGCTCAATAAACTTAGAGCACCACGCCAGAATGGTTGTCCAAAACTATTTTACTCGTAAGGTTTTTGGAATATTAAATGAAGCGACGACGAAGATAGCCACACGCCAATTCGATGACATTAACGACATTTACAATAATGTGCTTAATGAGCTAAACGGCATGAATGAGGAGCTTACCACGGGCGAAATGGTGCCAATCAAGGAGGTTTTACCAACCTGTATAAGTGATATTTACAAGCGTGTTGAAAATTTTGGAACCCAAACCCTAAGCGGAATAAACACAGGAACAACAAAATTAAACAAGGCCACAGGCGGTTGGAAAGGTGGTCAATTGATAATTTTAGCAGCTAGACCAGCGGTGGGTAAAACGGCTTTCATGCTACACTTTGCAAAGGCGGCCGCATTATCGAGTGATGCAAGCGTGTGTATTTATTCGCTAGAAATGGATAGAGAGAGTTTAACAGATAGGCTTATTCATAGCAACACAAATATAAATCCAGACGATTTTAAGAGTGGCAAACTTACTGAGAGTGATTTAAGAGAGATAGAACGCTCTGTGAGCCAATTAGAGGCGCTAAAAATAAACTTTGATGATAAAAGTGGGTGTTCGTTAAGGTATATAGCAAATAATGCAAAATTGCTACATAAAAAAGGCAAATGCGATTTTGTGATAGTTGACTATTTGCAAATAATGGAGTTGCAAGGCGACAATGAAAATGTTGAAATAGGCAAAATAACTAAGGCCATGAAAATATTGGCTAGGGATTTGAATATCCCAGTTATGGTCTTGAGCCAATTGAACCGAAAATTAGAAGATAGACCCGACAAATGTCCACGAATGGCAGATTTAAGAAGCTCTGGGAGTATTGAACAGGATGCCGACGTTATTTGCTTCTTAAATCGCCCGTCGCTTTACGGCATTAAAACAGTTGACGGAGAGAATGGAGAGCAAATAGATACTACAGGAATGGTTGAGTTGATTATTGGAAAGCAAAGAGCTGGTTCTGTTGGGACTATTAGATTAAAGCACAATCCATCTATTACCCAAATAACCGATTTCGAACCAAGCGCACCTATTAGTAATTTTTCAATTGATAACATTCAAAAATTTTAAACCATGAAAGAGATTACAAGAGATAATAAAGCTCCTTTGTTTTTGCAAATAGCGCAAGAATATGGATTATTAAAATTAGCAGGGCATAAGCCAAATAGGCTAATTATAAATAAAGAACTTAAAGAGAAATTGGACCCGATTAGATTTGAGGCTATGTTTCCAGAGTTGGAGGTATTAGTGAGTGATGAAAAATTTGATTTTAGTTTTGAGCAGGTAATTGAACAATTTAAATTTATAAAATGAGCTACAAACACAAACAATTAGAGGGGCACGAACTCCTAATCGGCAAGCATTTTAAAGGTGCTGATGATGAGAATAGAGTAACATTGCGAATAGAGCACGCAATAGCCGCAATACTAAAAGATTTATGCATCTATGTTGGCGAGCGAATAGAAGCGGT